CTGCAGAGGTCAAGGCCGAGTATGACACCTTGGCCAAAGATGCAGCGTTTGCTGTGGGAGTAGCTCAAGAAAAACTCAATGATGCACTGAAACAAGAAGAATTTGCTGTGCCGTCAGAGAACACAGTGGACCGTGCCACCTTGGATGCCGCAGTCACCAGACTGTTTGGCAATGACAAAATTCCATCCTTTGAATACGGCAGCGGCGAACGTGACGAAGCACTGGATGGTCAGTACAAAGATCTACGCAAACAATGGTCAGATATCAATGACAATGTCCTTGCTGCAAAAATTAGAAGCACCTCAACAGCAGAAAATGCGCAGGCCAATCTCGGCAAGGCCAATGGTTTCCTGGCTCAGAGTCGAGCACTAGAAGGCCAACTGAAAAGTCTACAGCAGCAGGCAGCTGCCAAACTCAACATTGGTCTTGCGTTTGATATTGGAGTATTGTTGGCCGAAGTTCAGGCTGTTATCAATCAAATTCTTTATGCCACTATACCTTGGTTGCGCAGTTTGTCAAATCCCAATGCTCCACCAGCCACGCCTTTTTAAGCCATAAATATCAGTATGACCACATACATTGGCTTCAATACTATCAATCAAAACAAAAAATTCACACTCACAGATTTTGAGTTGATTCAACGTGATCTTTTGAATGCTTTCAGCATTCGCCAAGGAGAACTGCCTGGCAGACCCAGTTACGGAACCACAGTGTATGAATATCTTTTTGAAAACCAAGCTGATCAAATGCAACAGGCCATCAAGGATGAAATACAACGTGTGGCGTCAGGAGATCCACGCTTGTTTCTCAATGACATACAGGTTTTCCCACAAAACAATGGCATTTTGATACAGTTGGAAATCACAATAGTACAGACCACCGAAGCCAAAATACTTGCTATCTTTTTTGATGCACAGCAACAAACTGCCGGCTATGTATAACTGCGCCGTTTTCTTTGTCAATAAATAACTCTAGAGGCACAGAGATCAATGGCAACCACCACAAGACAGACCGCAGTATTTGGCGTAGAAGACTGGAAACAGATCTATCAAACCTATCGCGAAGCGGATTTTCAAAGCTACGACTTTGAAACACTACGCAAGAGCTTTATTGATTATCTACGATTGTACTATCCTGAAACATTCAATGACTACATTGAATCCAGTGAATTCATTGCCTTGCTGGATGTCATGGCGTTTATGGGCCAAGCTCTTGCATTTCGTACAGACTTAAACACTCGTGAAAACTACATAGACACTGCTGAACGTAGAGATTCAGTGGTGCGCTTGGCAGACCTTGTGAGCTATTCAGCCAAACGTAACACTGCTGCCGAAGGATATCTCAAAGTTTTCAACATCAGCACCACAGAAAACGTGGTGGACTACAACGGCGTAAACTTGAGCAATGTCACAGTGAACTGGGCTGATCCTACCAACCCTGATTGGCAAGAACAGTTCACAGCCATTATCAATGCCAGCCTGGTAGACAGTCAAAAAGTTGGTCGCCCCGGCAATCGACAAAGCATATTGGGTGTGCTCACCGATGAATATGCCATCAACCTGGTGCCAGGATTTTTGCCAGTGATTCCATATTCGTCCACAGTGGATGGTATCAACATGCAATTTGAAGCAGTGACTTCTACGTCAGTGGGTCAAGATTATGTGTACGAACCTGCACCTGTGCCCAGCACAGCATTCAACGTGTTATTTAGAAACGATCAACTGGGATTTCAATCAGCCAACAACGGCTATTTCTTCTTGTTCAAACAAGGTGTGTTGCAGAATCAAGACTTCAACTTGGCTGAACGCATTGCCAATCGCACTGTGGACATCAACATTGAAGGGGTGAACAATGAAGATCGTTGGTTGTTCCAATTGGACAATCTTGGCAACATTGCTCAAGAATGGCAATACGTTGAGAATATCTATCAAGCAGCAGCCGAAAGATCCACACAACTGTTGCCCACTTATGCTGTGACTTCTAGAGCCAATGACCAAATAACTCTAATTTTTGGTGATGGTGTGTTCTCACAGATCCCAGTGGGCATTTTCCGTGCGTATGTACGTGCCAGCAACGGGTTGCAGTACATTATCAATCCTGAAGAAATGCAAAATGTTGTGCTGCCCATCAGTTACACTGACCGCAACGGCAACTTGCAAACCATCACATTCACCTGTGGCATCACACGTCCTGTATCAAACAGCCAAGCACGTGAACCCATTGGGGAAATCAAACAACGTGCGCCCGGTAGATACTACACACAGAATCGCATGGTCAACGGCGAAGATTACAATATATTTCCTTACACACAATACAACAGTATTATCAAAAGCAAAGCACTGAATCGTGCGTCAATTGGTACCAGTCGATACCTTGACTTGATTGACAACACTGGCAAGTACTCATCAACCAACACATTCAGCAGTGATGGAGGTATGTGGCGTAGTTTGGTGTTGCCTACTATATTGTTCAGCTTTACCAATAGAAATGATGTGGCTGACTTGATTACCAATCAAGTGCAACCAAATGTGGCGTCAGCCATTGTGAGACAATTTTACTATTCTTATTTTCCACGAGAGTCTACCAACACAGGCAGCACCGCAGGTACTACCTGGAATCAAAGCACCACGTTGGCCAACGAAACCACTGGTTACTTTGTAAACGCAGCCGGGCAACCTATACCCATTGGCAGTGCAGTGTCAACCATATTCAGATACGTGGTGGTAGGAAGTTTGATAAAATTTGTTCCGCCCACTGGATACTACTTTGATCGCAACAACAAACTGGTACAAGGAGTTCCCACTCGAGCCGACGAAACGCTGCAGATATGGGCAACTCCTCAACAGATTGTGGGTGATGGATACAACAGCGGAACAGGTAATTTGCCGTCAGGTGCTGGTCCAATTACTATCAACAATTTTGTACCCACTGGTGCTATAATAGACACAGTGATACCGGCATTTATAACTGATTTGCCCACGGTGTTGCAAGTACAAATGGCTGATCAGATTTTGCTTTTACGCAATTTTGGACTGGGCTATGACAGTGAAGGCACCATAACAGGAACTGCGGCCACCTGGTATTTGATACTTGGTGCCAACTTGGATCAAGATGCTCCTTGGAGCCAACAATATGCTGGCAACACATCAGGCGCCGGCCTGGATGCTTCTTGGTTGGTGCAATTTGTGGTGGTCAATCAAAATTACACCATTACCTTGCGAGGCCTGGCCTACAACTTTGGCTCAGTGCTACAAACTCGCTTTTTCTTCTATGAAGATCAACTGGTGTACGACAGCCGTACCGGCAGTGTGATCAAAGACTTTATCAATGTGTTGGCAGTCAACACACAGCCTGACAGCACTGATCCATTGCCAGGCGACATTTATACCACTATCATTGGTCAACCTGTGGAAAGTGATGGCTACGTGGATGACTTCCAAGTGTTGATCAGTTACAGAGACAGTGACAATGATGGCGTGCCTGACAATCCTGATTTCTTTGAAGAAATTGTGGGCACTGCTACCAACCCAGGCAACCTGATCTTTTTGCAGCGCACATTGGACTTTGACAATTTACAACGATACTTGTTGACTGAACCAGGCCTGGTAAATTATGATTACGGCACACTTGAAGAATTAGAATTGGTAAAAACTGCTTGGAGCCCGGGACAAGTGTTTTATGCTTACCAACAAGGCACATTTTACTTGTTGGCCATCAGCTTGACCGGAGTTAGAAGCCTGGTATTGCAAACTGCCGGTGACTACATAGCAAGAACTGGTCGTCAAGAATTGTATTTTCAATATCGACATAACTCGCCATTGACCAATCGCATTGATCCTGGATCAACCAACATTATCGACTTGTATGTGGTCACACAGAGTTATTACACTGCTTATCAAAACTGGTTGCGTGATACCACAGGCACTGTGGAAGAACCAGCTGCGCCTACCATCAATGAACTCAGCACTGAATATCAAAATCTACAAGACTATAAAATGATTTCTGACAACATGGTAATTAATTCTGTATCGTTCAAACCGTTGTTTGGCGCCAAAGCAGCTCAGCAGCTTCGCGCCACCATCAAAGTTATTCGTGCTCAAAACAGCACAGCCAGTACCACAGAAATCAAGAGTTCTGTACTGGCTGAGATGAATACATATTTCAGCATTGACAAATGGAATTTTGGAGACACGTTTTATTTCTCAGAACTAGCTGCTTATTTGCACCGACAACTAGGAACCATCATCAGTTCAGTTGTATTGGTGCCCTTGGACCAACAAAAGAGTTTTGGTGATCTGTATGAGATACGCAGTCAACCCAATGAAATTTTTGCCAATGCGGCCACCATAGACAACATTGATGTGATTGAAGCTTTGACCAGTTCTAATCTACGCACTGCACCAGGCAGCGGGGTAATATAATGGCACGACAACGTTCAGTTGATT